TTCGATTTCTTGCGATGTGAGGTCGCAAAAACGTTCGGCGTACTTCCACCCTGAACTCGGACATGGGCAGTCTTTTGATCTGGTGTGGAAGTACGCCGAACGTTTTTGCGACCTCACATCGCAAGAAATCGAACGGCGCTAGGCGTTTCCCTCGGCTTCGGTGTCCTCGACATCGATGTCAAGAGTGTTGAGCTCGTTCACCACGTCGTAGATACGGATGTACGCGCGCTGCGGCATGGCTGCCAGCATCTTGGTCGTGAGCTTCGGCTCCGTCGAGCTGTTGATGATCATCATGCGCATCATGGTGCGGCCATTGATGGTCCCATCGGGCATCTTGGCTGCATCAGCGCAGTCATCGTTCTCCTGCACTGACAGTTCACGGAACTTGAACGTCTTGCCTCCGATCTTCGCAGTCTTCTCCGCGAAGGGAAGCTCGATGATCTCCTTGTCGGTCGGCTCCGGCACGGGGGTTAGGTCTGGCACTGGATGACTCCCTTGGCTACTAGCCTGATGTCCTCGACTGTGAACTCTTCCCAGTCGCATACGTCGATGGTCTTTTCCTTGTTCAAGACCAAGTGGATCTTCTTACTCAGGCTCTCGTTCTTGAGCAATATGTCGTTTTGATAGCGAAATACGGCGTGAAGATCCCAAGTTGGATTGCCCAACCCGTTGTCTTCACGCCGTATAAGTGTCCAGCTCTGAAGTTCAGCGACGACTGCGCCAAGTCCAGGGACTGTGATCTTTCCAGATGGACCCCGAAGGGTTCTGACGAGTACTCCAGCAAATGCCATACGCCAGAGTCTAGCCCAAGGACTTAGCCCTGGAAGATGGTCCACGCTCCCGATGCACGGAACTCACCCGTGAACCGGATGGCGTCTGTGCTCGAAGAGGTCACGTTGCCATCGATCAGGCCGGGGCCGTTGGCGATGAGAACGGGAGTGCCACCGTCGTCAGCGTACAGATAGATGTCTGTGCTGTCGGAGGTAGCGGCATTGAGGAGGAGGTCACCCGAGGTGTCCATGAGCCCCGCGAAGGAACCCTCGACATTGGGCAGTCCCGCGAGGTACGTCTTGTTGGTGTCACCGAAGACGGTGGCATCGACGTAGTCGCGGTTTCGACGGAGGGTCCAGTCGGTCTTGGAGGCGACCTTTACGCCACCAGAACCCTTGGCTCCACCGAGATAGATCGCTGCATTCTTGCCGTGCAGCTTGACGTTGGTGTTAGCTGGCATGTCCAGCCTTTCTGTGGGCTAGTACGTCTGACCTGTCCAAATCTGGTAGATACCACCGACCTGGTAGATCCGTTGCCCCTGCCCAGCATCATTGACGCGTGACACGTCTTTGACCCTTCGACAAAGGAGCGTAGATTGCTCGGACAACCCCAGGTCTGCATCCCAGAGGGTGTCGTTTACGAGCTGATCCAGGGTACGGGCCTGAACCTGATCATCACTCCAGATCTGCACTACAAACTTCGGCTTGTAGATAGCACCGCTGAAGTCCCACTTGCTCGTACTCCCGTACAAGTCATAGGTGACGTATGGGAACTCAACGTCGTTAGGAGTGATGGCCTCATAGAACCCTGTGACTGCGGCTTTCAAGGTCGCATTCGCTCTCAGGGTGGATACAAGGGCGCGAGCAGTTGTCCCAAACGTGTCAGGCATCTGCTACTCCGCCATATCATCGATAGCGCGCTGCATGAAGGGGTTGGGAGGAACGTTCTTCACGCCACTCTCTTCACCGAGGTTTGCGGCGATCCTCTCCACCAGTTCGGCATCACCAGCCTCTGCGCCTCGCACGCGATGGCCGAACACGACAGCATCGGTGTACGGGGCCTGTGAGTCGATCACGTACTTGGCAGCACCAGTACGTTCGATGACGATCGACTCCTTGAGGAAGCCGGTCTTGACCGGGGCGTGCCCCAGTGTCCGCTCCCACAGTTCATATGCTTTGCCTTCGGTGTGTGCCTCGACCATCTCCTCCAGAGCGGCCCTGCCAATCATCTTGGCCATCAGTCCCTCTTTCTGGCGATCGCCGTGCTGTACACCTGGTACGTAGCCCCACGGTTCGTGGCATTGATGATGTATTCCTCGACACCATCCACGATCATGTCGCCCTCGTAGATGTCTACCGTCTGCTTGAAGTGGATGCGGTAGCGCCCGATAGAAGCCATCGCTCCGCTGTCTTCGTGGAGCACCGGACCTCGGTCGTTCTGTCGTACCCATGCTGGGTAGTCGCCGTAGTCCACCCACTGCTCACTGTCGTCATACCCATCTACGCCCTCAACGAGTTGTCGGCGCATGAGGGTAACGGTGGTCTCTAGCCCCTGATGACCGACAGCCCTGACGGCTTCGAGCATCGCATCGGTGACGAGAGCCATCACGCGCCCCAGTGGAAGTAGCGATACGGCGTCAGCAGCCGCTGCGCTAGGCCGGGGATGTCATCTCGGGCGAGCTGGGCATCCCGGCTCTGCCTGATCTCTACTTCTTCGACCTTGATGCCAGAAAGTCCCGCCAGTCCCTTCTCGTTGATGGCACGAGCCCCGAGCAGGGAGGTTGTGATGATGGCCACGGCGTTGGCGATGGCCGTTGGTAGGCGGTAGGTGTACGAGGCGAACACGCTGTTCACCTCTTCAGCGGAGATGTCCAGTTCCTGCAGCACATCGTCTTCGATGGCGACAGTGCCCTCGTTGTAGTCGATGGTGAGGTTGCCGATGAGCACGGCCACGCCGTTGACCTTGACGACAGGCTCCACCGTGCTGTCCCAGAACTGATCTGGTGCTCGCCACCACTTGCCACCGTCGGGGAACATCTGCTCATCGACAGCGGTGAAGGAATAGCCGTAGGTGTACGAGATATGGGCCTGTGGCTGCTGGAAGCCAGCGATCGGGACCTGAGTGGCTGCCCAGATGCCGATGGACGACTCTGCGAACAGCGGCTCCAACTTGTTCTCGTTGGAGTGGTAATGGACCTTGGACGGGTCGATCTCCAGGTACTGCAGATTGGTCACATAGAGCCGGAACTCGGTCAGCGTGGTCAGCGGCTTGCGCCTTGGCCACACGAACCCAGAACCGGGCCACATGTAGTTGCCGAGGTTCCACTCATGTTCTTCATCGGTGACGGTTCCACCCTTGAAGTCATGGTCGAGTGCCACGTTGCAGAACTGGTTGGCCAATCCCGATGCGATCTGAAGCTGAGAAGCCAGATCTTGGTCTTCGATGCCGGTCAGGTCCACGCCCTGACCCATCGAGTGATAACGACGGGGTGTCAGGTATGAAGGCATGAGGACTCCGGGGTTTCAGGGGGAGGGGCCGAGGAGGACCCCTCCCCCCAAGGGAGACAGCCGGGGCGACGAAACCCGGCTAGGGGATTACGGCTGGATCACCCGCACCTTGTTCGAGAACTGCGGCACCTTGACTGCAAGGCCCCACATTCCGAACACGATGTACAAGTGAGTGAGCTGACCAGAGATACCGATCGGGATGTCCAGAACGGTAGGACCGTCTGAACCGAGGAAAGGCACCGAGATCGTGGACTCATCCAACAGGTAGATGTCCGAGTACTCGGTCGAAGTCTCGAAGTAGTTCCCGATGGAGTCACCCTTGACCACAGCGAGGGGCAGTGCGCCGAACACGGTGTTGATCGCGTTCGTCTGGATGCCGACACCCACGTTCACGAACTCGTTCGCGTAGCGGATGTTCTTGTCCTGCTGGTAGTCAATCTGGTTCTTGACTTCCGGTGTCATGTAGGCGATGCCGATGTCACCGGCAGCCTGCATGGCGATGGTGCAAGCGTTGTTGATCGCCTGACGCAGATCCTCGGGAGTACCGGCAGTCGGGTCAACATCGACCTTGTTGGCGGTATCGAGGGTGCGACGGAGACCGTCGAACGCGTTGGCGTCATATGCGCCGAGCTCAGTAGCGCTGGAACCACCAGTGGTGGTGCCGTTGCCCTGGAAGATGGTCTTCTGCATCTTGTGCGCGACGGCACGAAGACCACCCTGAAGCTCAAGCTGCTCGGGCGACCACGGCATACCACCGTGCTGCACCGCGAACTGCGACTTCAGGGAGACACCACGCCGAGTGGCGATCACGCTCACGGGCGTGGTAGCACGCTCGTAGACGCTGGTGTCGTCAGTGACGGTGCCAAGCTCAGGCATGAACTGGGCGTCACCGAAGGAGGTGATGCGATCGTACGCATGGACCAGGCCGTTGGCCGGTTCCTTGCGGATGCGCTCCCAATACGGGAACTCGCGGATGTAGAGCTCATACAGGATGGGCTCCAGGTCCTGGCGGATCAGCGCGGTAGCGCCGACGGTGTCGAGGGCCTTGCGAAGGACGGGGTCC